AACCCAGTTAAGAACTGATTCGCTTCTATCTCCGCCTTTGTAGGCAGTCCATCTGTTGTAAGCGTCATTACCAGTAAATGAAGTAGGAGGATTACCACCGGTACCTGCTCTTCTCCAAATCTCTGGCCAGTTTTCTTTTAAATCTTTAACATATGCGTGACTAGGGAATTGTTTATGTTGTGAGTTAGATAAACTTATTTTCTGATTATCTCCACTCTTAGGAAAGTTTGTTATCTTATCCGGTGCTTTTTCTTCTGGACTATTTAGTTTGTCTCCTTTTTCGTACATTGTTTCAGCTTCTTCTAAAGAAACTTTTAATTCCTCAATGTCTTTAGACTTTTTAGGTTTACTGACAGCTTCTTCATATTCTTCATGTGTCTTACAAGGCATAAAGACTTCTTTGCCATCTACTTCATGACTGTGTACACCAAGAGAACAACTTAGTTCTTTAGACCTTTCAATAGCTTCTCCTGGATTATCAAAAACATCTTTATCAAGTGCAACCTTATTCTGGTCAAGTCTTGTAGGTGTAGTTAATACTTCTTCCTCTCTTTCTGTTTCTTGAGGAAATGTCGTGGTAGTCAATGTTGCTTTAGACTCATCGTCATTGTCATTTACCGTTGCAGGTTCGGACTCGTTGTCATTAAGAAGAGGGCTACCATCTTCTGTGACTTGAATCATATTCATAGGTCTTAGATAAACATCGTGTCTGTTATCTGCTTCAAGACCTACTACTTTTCTAGCTTCGCCAATTGTTACCCAACCCCCTTGAACAGCAGTATTCATGCGTTTATAGAGATTGTCTTTGTCAACAGCTAATGCTCGAACATTGTCAACATCAAATTCACAATATTCATTGTCATCACCGCCGAACTCTGGTCGTAACAATTGATGAGTCACTTCTTGCGCAACCATGCTCCACATTGGGACCATTTTTGACTCCGTAAAGAACTCTCTTAGTTCTTTAGTATTGTTGTATGTAGCTGAATCAAGACCGGCACCAAGTCCTGCAAGAACAGCTGGAACGCCAAGAACGGCAGATACTCTTTCTTCCGGTATTCTTCTTAACTCTGCTAACTTCATTTGGTCTGGTGAGAAAGATACTATTTCAACATTCATAGCACCAGATAAAACCATAGGAGCACCTCTGTTTTTACCACCAAACTTCTGCTTATACATATCTGCAATAGCTTCAGCTTCGTCTCTCGTTGGACCACCCATAGCATCATCTCTTGGGGAGAGGATTACTCCGGGAACAGCCATGTTGTGTAATAAAGCGGCAGTATATTGTCCGGCTGCTTCATCACCAGCAATTTCTCGTAAAACTGACCTTAGAGGAGCCATTCCTCTTCTCATATCATTAGGGTCAACAGATTGTCTCAAGTGAAACATATCTTTCTTGTCAATTCTTACATTGTCTTGACCTTGAAGTCCACCCTGCGGTTGATAATTGTAATGTGTAATTAATTCGTTTTGTGTACCTTTAGCTTCTACTAAATGAGGCATAAGGGGTACTAGCTCGACAACTTCACCTCTCGCGTTCCTATTCTTATATATAAAAGCGTCACCTGCTGCATTAATTGATGTAACAATATAGTTAGCAAGTAACTGCTGTGTCATATATGGATTTGGTCTTCTAAACAATCTAGCAAGTGGATGATTCATGTCTCTTGTATAGTCTCCTTCGGAGTTTCTTTTTGAGACAAGTAATCCTGGTTCAGCAAACGATGTTGCTAAAACATTTAAACAAGCGACAACTGCTGAGTTACCAGTGCCGTCACCTACTTCTGCTATCTTTTTATGGTCAAAGTAACCAGATTCGGTGTTATAACCGTATACAGCTTGATTTAAAAATGAATATTCCTGTTGATTAACAGTAATGCCTTTTTGTTCTCTTCTTACTCTTGCATCAGTTGGTGCATTCAACCAGTCTAATGCTTTTGAAAATCTTGACTTATCTTCAGCCATTAATATGCGCTCCAGCTCTTTTTATCTTGTAGTAGTTGAACACCATACGACAAAGTGTCGATAATATCATCATGAGCACCTGCTGGGAAAGTCATTATTTCTCTCTCTACTTCTGGTAGCCAGTGAGTATCTCTTAGTAAAAATACTTCTCCCGCTTCCATTCTTGCAGCTAGGGGTAAAGCTCTTGTAACTTTATCTTTATCCGTCTTAAGATTTCTAACTCGAATACCAGCTCGTTGCGCCATCTGGATTATCGTGGTTTGAAAACCTTGGCGTTCTATACCTACATATTGTAACTTATTTTTGTGAATTGCTCGTTTTATTGCAGGTATGATGTCTGGACCTTCCATTTTCTGTCGTACCATGTCTATTATTAAAAGCTTATTATCTGGCGTTTGTGCAAAACTTGTTATAACTGTGTAATCTGAATCTTTATTTGTAGTAGTAGCTAAATCAACAACTCCGTATTTAGGTAGGGCATCTAAGTAGTATTCTGAACCATCAACAATACATTTAAGATTACCTGCTGCGTCTGGAGCAATAATATAATAATTCATCCACTCCGGCTTTAACATACCTTGACCTGCGTCAACGAACTCTGCTAAGTACTCTTGTGCAAAAACTATAGAGCCGACTTCTTTTCTAGCAGACTCTACTTCTTCGGGGTCAATCATAGGATTGTCAGTAGTAGAAAATCTAAATCGTTCCCAGTTCTCTGCATCGTCTGCATTTTCCCATAAATCAAAAAACCAGTTATCTCTACCAATAGGTGTTGAAATAAATAAAGCAGAACCTTTACGCTCTGTAAGTGTAGGTCTGAGAACTTCTGCCCATACTTCTGGTTTTACGAATGCAGCCTCGTCCATAACTAAGTAGTCAAGACCTTCTCCACGAAGTCTTTGTGGATTATCAGCAGAACGAACTGCGATAGAGCCTCCGTTAGCTAAATCAATTTGCATATTAGCTAAAGATACTGTTGGTTCTATTTCTCTAGGAAATGATTTTGCACTTGCAGCGATATCACGCCAACCAACTCTAGCAATAGAAAAAGTAGGTGCTACCCACCAAGCTCTTCCGCCCCTAAGAGCAACTTCCATACATAATTGGACACCAAGTCTTGTTTTACCAAATCGTCTACCAGCACATAGTATTTTCCAACGCGCTTCTGATTTAGCTACTTTGAGTTGTCCCTCGTGTAACGGAGGTAACTTAGGAACATACTTGTTAGTCATAGATTTCTTTATACATAATGATTGGACTGTATTGACCTTTTTGAACGCCAATAACATTACAGTCAAGATGTGCGTAGGCTTCGCCATAAGCCTCATCTTCTGTTAGTTGTTCTGGAGCATCTTCATAGATACCATCAATAACTAAATCTAACATTGTGTAGAAATCATAGATTGCTTTGCCATCAGTTGAAAAACCAAGATAGGCCTCTTCAAAATCTTCAATTATCATTGCTTTAGGATTGAACTCCTTCAGCTCTTCATAAACTTTACTCATTTCATTCTCCATTGTAATACAAGAAATCCTTTGAGTAGTGCAGTATATTCTCTTTGAGAACCAACTTGTTGTCTGCCGTCAAAGATGTCGTGATGATGTTTACAAAGCATGCAAACATTCATTGGGTCATCAGATATGTTTCTGTTTGCTCCACCCATACCCTTTGCTTTTAAATGCGCCATCTCTAGCCATTTTTTAGAATTGCAATCCGGCCACTCACATGTGTAGTGAGCTCTTTGTAAAGCTTTCTCCCGAAGCTCTGAAAGATTCTTCTTACCGGTGCCTTCTCGTTTTTTCTGCCCCATTCCCGAAATTCCAAAACTATCACTTCTTCGTTTTTTAAATTCCTCGTAAGTTTCGTTTTCTGGTTCCCATCTAACACTCAAGCGCGTAACTCCTTTTAGATAAGGCTATCCCCGAAAGAATAGCCAGTGATGGGAGGATATCGGTTAGTGGAGCCGACATATTTATCTTAACATTTAAATCTAAAACCATAGGTTTTATTATAGTCGAATTAGTTCCTCTTTGTATAGATAAGCTAAAGAAATCATTCTGTCGATTACATATCGTTCAAGAACTTTTGGGTTTAGATTTGGCTGAGTCCAAGTGTCAATTATTTTTTTACTCTTGATGTAAGTTATCTGTTCCCCGTTTACTTTAAATCTCATTCCATTTTGTATATAATCTAAAGTCATTTTTTTATAGTAGCACCCAACTTTGAATATTTTTTTTTATTGCCCCTGCCCCCCAACTTTTTGTATTGGTAGAGCTAACCCTGTGCGGTCCCGCCCAACCAAAATTTAAATATACCGAGGGATGTCCCTTACCGGACGACCCACGGGCTGGCTAGACCGCTCACAGATGTTTTAATCGGACAAGATATTTTGAGAGCCAGTATCTTGAACTGTTTGTAATTAAACACACTAGAGAGATATCTGTCCTATGTCAATTTTATAAAAACAAACTTTTATAAAATTGTGTGTAATCACCATTTCTGTTAATCTTAAAGAAGATAAAGTTTCCAACCAAACTTTGTCTAAATACTCGGAGGTTCTGTATGGACATGGAGCCTCTGGTTATTTCTCTCCTTTGTATCTCGCACCTGTCTTCTACTCTCGGATAGGTGTCTGTAAATAAACTGCACAAACTCACATACATTGTGAATCACAAACAGACAACCTTGTAGCTGAAGAAAAGCTTCGCTATAAAACTTCATTACTAGCATATAGCAGGAAACCCCCCGGGGGAGAGTCAAAGTATTAATCCCTATACCCTGCACACCACCTGGAGGCGAAAAATTTTTATTTTGGAGGGGTAGGGGGTATATATCCTACCTATAGGGGAAAAGTTATAGAAAATAGATAAGCCCAGCAAATTTTTGTGGTTTTTAAGATGCCTATTTCAGATGATGCGGATTTTCATAAAAAATCTGGCGGGAGACTAAGCTTTTAGCCGTCTGCGTATTTTATCTCAAACTCGATAGGGTCGTCTGATTCCTCGCTTAAAAGGTCTGGGTTCTTCTTCCCCCACTTCTTAGGGTGTGAACGCTCTAGGAACCAACTAGAGGCCTGCCAGACACCGTTATCAGCCGCCTTACGGATGTTCATGATGTGTGCGCCCTCTGCTTCGGCTCTTGCACGCTCTACTGCGACCGAAAACTCCGAAAACCTATTATCACCGTCTTTTCCAGCCCTCAACCAGTCGTAATAAGTCGTTTTTGATATCCCAGCCATGACTGCGGCCTCTTCTTGGTAGAATCCAAGCTTTAACCACTTGACAATATCATCAATTACCTGTGGGGTGAGCTTTGTAGGACGGCCACCAGAGGCTGGTAAAGGAGTTTCAGTGACACCTTCAATGCTCTGCTCGGCTGGGGCAGGCAGTTGTCTTTTAAAATTCTCTATATCCATAGGTTTATTATACCTGCATATTCGAGATGACTTCGATTTCCATAAAAAATTGTGCGCACGACTAAACCTCGTATTTGCTTTTACTTTAGCGATTTTGTACCCACCCCTCCCCTACCCTACTCTTTTCCAAGTACCACCCTTGTGGTATAAACCATAAGGGTCGGAGGTTGTCAAACGGATTACAAATTAAGTCTAAAAAGAATTTGTTTTAGTTCCAGTTTTTTTGTATTATATTTATATAAAGAGTTTGAGACACAGACTCTAGAAACTAGGAGATAAGAAAATGAGACTAAGAGCAGAGAAGAACTTAGAAAAACTACAAGACGCTAGAGAGTGGGGAAGAATATATAAGGATAACTTGGACATGTACTTTGATACAAAAAAAGATATCACCGACCCAGTCGAAAAAGCAGAGGCACGAGTTAAATTTAACGAAACTCAGGTACTTTACCAAAAAGAGTTAAAGAAGATTCGTAAGTATGGAAGACTATTAAGCTATACCGAGAAACAAATAGACGAGATAGTAAAAGAAGTCAAGATGGGAGACTTTTACGGGCTAACACCTCCAAGAGTTCCAACAGAAGACTTTACTACTAGCGACTTTAGTTAAGGATAGCGGGATTAAGTTCCCGCACCTTAGCGTCATAGTTACAATCCTTTGTTCATAGTTACATCCATAGAAATTCAATCCCAATCCTATTCCAAATTCGACCCGTAGGGTGCTATGCTTCTTAGCAACCTAGGGGTGGTGGTTGTCAAACGGCTTTCAAAGAAATACTTATTCTCGCTTTATTTAGTTCCAGTTTTTTGATAATATATTTATATATTGATTATGTGTTAGTCAATCAAAATAGTAACAACAACTTGGAGAGCCACCAAGAGAAAAAAAACGAGGGGCAGGAACTCTCTCCCAAGATATCTTGGGGGGCTTGGTAGTTAGGAGAAATAAATTATGAAAAATAAATTATTATCAAATATCAAGGGTAAGGCGTTACCTAAACACGATAGAAGTACACAATGTACAGAAATCGTATTTAACAAAGTCAAGACTGTTAAAGGTGTTGACTTGGGTTATGCCTTAGCCACCGATACTAAGGGGGGGCAGGTTATATTGTCGCCCATTGCTAACCAGAGTAAGCCACGATTTTATCGTGAGTTCTTACAAAGTCTTGATGAATTTCAAGGCTATATGATAGGCAATAATCTTAACATTGGTTATAAGCATTGTTTATCTCTAAGACTATGGGAAAAATCTCAAAGTCAACCAAAACAAAAGGCTATAAGATAGTCTAACAATAACCGAGCCTCCCAAGATATCTTAGGATATCAAAAGAAATAAAGGAGATAAACAATGTATAAAGATACTTATGTTGATTTTATACACTACTTTTGGATAGATACCGATTGGGGTTTATTGTGGGTGATAGTACTTGTTACACTAGCATTCTTTAAGCTCACAAATCTTGATTAGTATCTCCTAACAAGTACGGTAATATTGGGGGGCTTTGACAATAAGCCTCCCATTTTACTCCAAAGTTCGCACTTCCGTTTACGGAATCAAAGGGCGACCTGCCCGTAGGGTGCAGTAGCATATGTGTTACATACAGGTCGAATTGTCAAATTGGAAATCCAATTATTTTGAATCCGAGCTAGCACACTATCCTAAGTTTGTCAAATCATATCTAAAATAATTTATAATGTCTGCTAGCACATAACCCAAAGTTTTGCAAGTACCTATTTTTAGTTTCTCATTTTGCGTTTTAGATACTATGCCAGATAATCTATACTTATCTTATTGGCTTTTTGACAACAGAATCTTTTTAGAACAGATGTTCGATTCACTAAAGATGAATTATGGGCAGGAGACATACCTGTACCGATTCAGAAGAGGAGACATCCCACTACAAAAAGACTCCAAATTTTTTCCCAAATTTTATCCTGCAATCCGGCAGGGTAAAAATACAAGAAATAAAGGAGGTGTTTAATTGAGTAAAATCCAATTAATCACAGAATGGCCGGTTCAATGCAAAATTGACCGAGTTATGCAAATTGCAACTATCATAATCATCCCTTGTGGAGGTGGTTGGTATAAGTTTGCCTGTATCGATGAAGCAGGTAGACAGTATCTTCTCGCTGACAAAGTCGGGTTAAGAAGTCGCGGTTTGGAATCAGCCCTAGCGCAAGCCGAGTTATTTGCGACTAACCCGCAAGAGCTTAGCGACCCGGGGATGAAATTCTGCTCTCTCATTCGTAACGCAAGTTAAGAGCTAAATTTATTCGATGTATCTCCGAGAGAGGGGGGGGGCTAGTCCCCCCCTTATCTCAATCAGATTTAATCCAACAAACTATGAGAAATAAAGGAGGTGATTAAAATCGCACCAGATACTGAGGTGACTATCCATATGGATACTGTCGATTCAGATGATATGCCTTGTAGCGTTTACGCTATGAAGTATAGACATTCTGGGGAAACTGTATTCAGATTAGAGTTGTTTAACACATCTCTCTGGATGACACCCCAACAAGTAAAAGAGTTACGCTTAGCTTTAAAGCCGAGTAAACTTGAGTCACTTGTTGATGACCTTACTGAATAAGATTCGGGGCTAGTCAAGTAGCCTGTCAACACAAGGGGGACTTGTTCCCCCACTTGGCCGTCCTATTTCCATACCGTATTTCCAAACAAATTAAATTTTTGTCGCAATTGTGACTGCTTTATGCAAATCAGACCACCGGCAGGCTTGCCTCGTGGTGGGTCAAATTTTTATTCCTGTTTCCAATCGTTTTCAATCCAGTTTTTTAGATTTAGGTTGCAGAGCAAAATTCACTACCCTATAATTAGAGTATCTTATTGAGAGGAGAAATTATGAATAAAGGCAATTGTTACGAGGCTAACTTTAAAGAGATGTGTCTCGAGAACGCTAAGCACTATGGTATCGAGTGGGTACTTGTTCACGCCATGCGTGAGATTATTGAAGGTTCTGAATGGTGGGGTGGTCATGCTTTCCTACTAAACAGAAAGACTAATGAAGTCCATGACTTCAGCAATGGCAAGCACGAGATATGGGATAAAGAGGAAATCTATAAGAAATGGAATGTTAAAGTTCATGGACTAGAGACTTACTTTGAATACTCAAAGCCAGAAGCTTGGTCTAAAGCTTTAGACACCGAAACATTTGGTGCTTGGGAGTTAAAGTTCGAGAATTGGACTGACAAAGACTGGCATGTATACATGCAAGACTGGTGGATTCCTAACATGGAGCCACGAAGACATGCTTTAGAGTTACAGAGCAAACAATAAGAAAAGGTTAAAGAGAGTGTTTGGCTTCCCCTTACACTCTCTTTTTCCAAATACTACCGGGAGGCCTTCCCGGGGTACTCCTCCGGAGGTGAAATTGGTGTTTTGATATTCCTAAAAAAAACAATCTAAATCCTTGCATATAAAAATTACCGAGCATATAATATATATATAAAGAAAATAAAGAAGGAATTGAAATGACTAACAAGAAAAGAAATACAAGAGTAAAAGCTGTTAGAGATGAGCGTTACAGAATGAGCGACATCAAAACATCTGTAAGGTCTGAATTACAGGGAAGTGAATTTGTCGGGTTACTGGGTGGAAATAGTTGCGATGACAACTTACACCTTAACTGTGGTCACAAAGATGTTACAAGTAGATTTATAAGTGTGAAGCCTGTTCGCCCTACCTTGACCTATAACGAGAAAGAGACTGCTAACAGATTCGCTAATAAAGAATTATATAGAATGATTTTAAGACTTAGAGATTGGTCTGTTTTAAATTCAAGAGCAAGAAAAGGGTATACAATGTTACACCCTCTTTATTTAGAGATTGTAAAAATTACACCAGCATTTTATACAACTTCATTTGGTAAGGAAGTACCTGTACATCAATACAGACATAAACGATAGATGACGGATATTCGGGGAGGTCTTTCTTTATTTCTTCCTCCCCTGTATCCAAGTTAGACCGGAGGCCTCCGGTAAGGCTCCCTCCGGGAGGTCATGGTTGCTTTTTACCTATCAAATTAAAATCTTTCCCAGTATTTTTACATATTAAATTTTAGATTACTATACTTAGATTATGTTTGTATTTGATGACCTCGCCAGTAATTATATTTATAAATTAGAGCGTATGAAAATTCCAGATTATCCTTTGCAAACTCAATATTCTGATATAACTTATTGGACTTGTGATGGGTGCGGTACTCTCTTTACAGATACTTCTAATGAAGATTATTTTATCTGTCAAGATTTTAATTCTTTTGAAGGTACTATATCTGAGCGTATGTGCGAGTCTAATTGTAGATATAGTTGGTATATAGGTTAGGAGGTGAAAATGTCAAATTTAAAAAAATGTGAATTATGTTCTGATACAGATGACCAAAGTGAAATCATTAAAGATGTTAATTTTTATGCTCATAGTTATTGTATTGAGGATGCTATTGCTGATTCTAAATCTCAAGATTTTGAGGATAGATTAAATGGTTTCTATGAGGAAACTCCTAGTGATAATGGTTGGTCTAGTGAAGAAAAAGCGTACTATCAATATGGTCATAGTGAAACCCATACTATGGATGGTGATGGGAATGTTGTAAAAAGAAAAGAGGTATAGGTTATCTAGTGACTCTTGGGGAAATCCAAGTCTCACGGCCCCCGGCCGGACTCCCTCCGGGAGGTGAAAATTGTATTCGTATCCTCCAAAATAATTTAATCTAAAGTTTGCATATGGTTATAAATCATCTAAACTTTTACTTATGAAAACAAAAACAAAAAGCACTAAGATTACAGAACTAATAGATAAATTACACTCAGAAGTTGATAGGTTTTATAACTCTGATGAATGGGCAAATTATTTAAAATTTATGAGTAAGTTTATAAATAGAAGCCATTTTAATCAGTTCCTTATAGAAATATTTGGGGGTATAGATACAAACATGGTTATGGGTTATCAGCAGTTTATAGAAAAATTAAATCGTATTCCCGTGGCTTGTACTGTTTGCAGGTCAATAGCGAGCAAAAACTGTACCTGCGAGGAGAGAACACCCCCTGCACGCATTCCACAGTTAGCCCCTATGACTTACAAGAAAAAGACAGAAGATGAGACAGGAGAGGAAAAAGAGGAGAAAAAATTATTCTTCCGTGAAGTGTTTGTATTTAAGTTTGAAGATACGGAACAACTAGAGGGGAAACCTGTAATTCCTGTTGTTACCTCTGTAACAGAAAAAATAGATATTGAAGTAAAAGACTTTGACACAATAGAAGCAAAATTAATTAAGATTGTAGAAGATAACGGATTTCAATTTGTATATCAAAACATAGACGAGGAAAATTTAAACGGTTGGTGTGATTACTCTAAAAAAGAATTAGTCATTGATAAAAATATGCCTAATGCTCAAAAGATTAAAACCACTATACATGAAATTGGTCACATGTTTAGCCATGAGAATGTCAAACTGCCTAGAGCAATTAAAGAGACAGAAGCCGAGAGTATCGCCTATGTTGTATCTCATCACTTAGGAATTGACACATCAAGTTATTCAATTGGTTATGTTACAGGATGGAGCGACAACGAAGAATTTATTCTTTTGGAGAGTGTAGGGAGAGTTAGCAAGACCTCTAAGAAAATATTAGAGTTGTTGGAAATATAAAATCTCGGAGCTGGTGGGTTTAGTGCCTTTTACCTACCCACGCTCCAAATTTCACCCCCGTGGGCGGGGCTCCGCAAGGACTCCTCCGGAGGTCGGGCGTGGATAAAAAAAATCCTAGAGAATTCCGATTGGTGTTTAGTTGCAACTGGGGCTTTCACCCCTAACTCTGACCAGGTAGTTTCGATAAGCTACACTATGGAGACGCGAACACTTTCAGCAAGTTTGTAGTCCTAACTAGTATTCTTACAAGTTGCGAGAGCCGTTGTCCAGGAAGTTTCTTTTACGATACTCTGAAGTCTTTACGAGCCACCTTTCAAAATCCTCTAGGATTTTTTCAAGTTCTATTCTGTTTTCAAAAAGCCAATACAATAAGTATTGCACCTTTGTGTTTCTAAGTCATGTTCTTATTTCTACTTTCTTAATTTTCAGTTGCAAAACTTTAGATATAGTATATAATGTCAGCAAAATCCAACTGTCACCGGAGGCCTCCGGCTTAGGCTCCCTCCGGGAGGTGGGCATGTGATATATAAATTCAAAACATTATTTGACAATCTAAAACTTAGGAACTATATTTAATAATATGAATAGA